GACCAGGCCCCCCCCATGACCCGGAAGAAAAAAGAGGACGGGCGGTGGGTCCTATCTATCCCCCCCATACACGCAACTGGGAGGTCCTGGAACGTCTATTCCAGAATGTATGGAATCGTAAGGAAGGAATCGTAAGGATGGTACTGTTAACTACCCGTCAACGGACAATATGTTTTAGGGTATAGGCGGGCGGGCTGGCTGGCAAAATAAGTTTCTGGTCGCTGTTACACTTCGTAATTTCTGGTGATAAACTGCGAGGTTACGGATGGCGGAAACGCGAATCACGTGAACTGTACCCCACCCCTGTAAAGCTGGTCGCCACCCGTAGGGTGGTACGGGTCATGGCCCCGGAGGCGAAAATGGCGACAAGGTTGGTTGCCAAAAAGATAGTAACAAATGGTAACACGATGGTAACAGAAATCCAATATTAGTAACATATAGTAACTTCCGCGCCGTGGAAGATTCCAGGGAGCGCCTTAATCAGGCTGTCTCGCCCCCACGTTTAGTTTTGCGGCTAGGTCTGTTATGTGCATACAGCCTCCTTTGTGTAATAATATCAATTATATCATCCAGATGATTGTTGGTTAGGCGCAGCTTCCGTCTATATAACAGTGTCCTGGAATATTTTTCAGACACCCCCAGCAATCGGGCTAATTCTTTGTGGCGTATCTTCAGCATGATGACATTTTACCGCCTTGCAGTGATCATTGCAAACTTTTTAATCCCCCGCAAGCCCCAGGGCGAAATCCCGGGATTGCAAAAAAAGAAGTATCAAAGTGGAGGGCGGGGTCCCAAAACAGGGGGGTAAGTGGAGGGAAATCGAGACCCATTGCCTGTTAACCTATTAATTAAAGAAGTTGACATTTAACGTGTTGGCAGGTAATTGGGTTTTAAGTCTTGGCGGAAAGGAGTCTCTATGGCAAAGGAGGGGAGGAAAACAAAGGATCGGGAGATCACCGAGGGGTTCAATCAGAAAAAAATTGGGGGCGAGAGCCAGAAGGAGCTGAACAAGATCAAGGCAGCCTCCGCGAGGGCCGCCAAGAAAAAGAAAGCCGAGGAGGCGAAGGCCCGCCGTGAAAAGACCGAAGAGAAGAAGAGGGAAATGGAGGCCCTGGGGAATGACGTCAATGCTGCTGCGGGCGCTCTTCCTGCGGAGCGCCCTGGCGGGAAGGGCGAGGAGGAGCCAGATGCTGATGCGAAGGCTGCCTACCAGATGCTTCAGGATATGCGGTGGGTATACAGAAAGGTTAAAGGACGGACCAAGCTCAAGAATCTTATCGAGGATGACGATAAGCAATTTGTTGTCATGGTTAAGGAGCTGATGAAGATCGAGGCGAGCCTGATGGCCGCCAAAGTCAGGGCGAAGGAGTATGGGGGAGGGATATCGCAACAGACCGTGTTTGTAATCCTGAAGGGCCTGGACGCCATTCCGATCGATGTCTCTGACAAGGATGTCGACATGAAGCAGGTGTCCCGGGCAATATCCCCGGACGGGGAAGAGCTGACATAGGAGGGAATATGCCAAACCACAGCAGCAGGACCCACACGATGAAGGACGAGCACGCCTTCATCAGGCAACTTGGGATTAAACCGTGGTGCTCAGTGGACAGGAGACGACAATATCCGACAACACGTAAACGGTTACTCTCGAAATACCTTGAGGTATGCCTGCGGCGGGATGACTGGGGCGGCCTCAACGGAACCGTCATCATCGGCGAGATCGAGAAGGCAATCACCAGGGAGGCCATCCATGGAAATTAAGGCTTTTGGCAAAACCTACTACTTCAACGACACACCCACCATCGGCCTGTTGGTGGATGAAATCTTCAACGATAACTACAGAATCTTCGCCATGAACCTCGAATTCAGACCGGGGGATATTGTCCTTGATATCGGCGCGAACGAGGGTGTATTTTCAATCATGCTGGCGAAACTCTGTCCCGACATCAAAGTCGTGGCTGTGGAACCGATCCAGCGGACGTTCTTTCAACTCATGCGAAACATCGGTCTCAACGGCGTCACGAACATTGAGACGCTAAATGTTGGGGTCGGGGCGGAGCAGGGGCAGAGAGAGATGATCGTCAGCAACGAAATGTCTGGAGGATCATCCGGCGCCCAGAAGGAACTGCACCAGGAGCACGAGCATGTCGAGAAGGTGGACATCGTGACTCTCGACACCATCCTGTCTCGCTACGATCGCATAAGGCTCCTGAAGATGGACATCGAGGGCATGGAGTACGAGGCGCTCTATCCATCAAATGAACTTTCGAGGGTCGACAACTTCGTCGGCGAATTACACATTAACAAATCGTTGCATGAGCAGGGCAGAGATATGGAGCAGCTCGCCGCTTTTATCGGGGCGCGGACATATCTCTTGTACTTTAACCGATGCCGCATGGCTGATTAGGGAGGGAGAGATGACAACTCCGTCAGCTAAAGCAGACAGTCTCCCCTTGCGTGAATTTCTATGGCACAATACCAAGTCCTTTACGACTACGGCCACGTTCCAACGCTAAGGCGGTTTACGCTGTCTGACAAACGGTTCCGGTGCGCCATGGGCCCGTTCGGATCCGGCAAGTCGTCAGCGTGTGTTATGGAAATCGTCCGGCGAGCCCACATGCAGCACCCAGGGCCGGACGGGATACGCAGGACAAGATGGGCGGTTGTTCGGAACTCATATGGTCAGCTCAAGGACACAACCATTAAGACGTTCCACGATTGGTTCCCACCCAAGTTGTTTGGAGAGTACCGAGTAACAGATCACACTTTCATTATCACCAAATTTCCCGGGGTACATCTTGAGGTTATGTTTCGAGCGCTTGATCGTCCTGACCAGGTTTCGAACCTCTTGTCCCTGGAAGTGACGTCCGCCTGGTTTAATGAAGCCAGGGAAATTCCCAAAACAATCATCGAAGCGATGGATGCTCGTATTGGGCGGTACCCGTCCATGAGGGATGGCGGGACCGCCTGGCACGGGATCATCATGGATACCAACCCCCCGGATGAAGATTCATATCTCTATAAGATGTTTGAGAAAGTGAAGCCGGAAGGGTGGGAGATTTTCAAGCAACCGTCCGGGCTTTCTCCGTTGGCGGAAAACGTCAAGAACCTGGCCAGGAATTACTACCGGAACCTGTCTCGCGGAAAGGATCCGATGTATACCAGGGTCTATATCCACGGACAGTATGGCTATATAATCACAGGGAAACCAGTGTTTCAGTCATTCTCCGACAACGTCCATGTTGCACCGAAACCGCTGGAGCCCGAACCTGGTCTTGATCTGGTTCTTGGTTTTGACTTCGGCCTTCAACCGGCATGTGCCATTGGGCAGGTTACGAGGACGGGGCAGCTCAGGATCCTCGATGAGCTTGTGTCCGATGGGATGGGGCTGCGCCAGTTCTGTAACAACCAATTGATTCCATTGCTTAGACAGAAGTATTTTGGGATGAGGGTGGCCGGGTTTGGAGATCCGTCCGGGGCGTCAAGGATGCCGACAGACGAGTCGACGTGCTTTGAGGTTTTGCACTCCGGGGAAATTGGTCTCAGCGAGGTTGTGCCGGCGCCGACCAATGCGATTATCCCACGGATCGGAGCTGTGGAACATTTTCTGAACAAGATGTACGCTGGAGAGCCAGGGTTCATCTTGTCTCCCAATTGTTCATTCCTGAGGAAGGCCCTTAACGGCGGCTACCATTACGAGAAAGAGCCCAAGAGCCTTGGTGAGAATTATAAGCCGATGCCTGTCAAGAACTTCTCGTCGCACATTTCCGATGCCTTGCAAATGCTGTGTCTTTATCTTGTCGATAAGGAGGATATCGATCGGAAGTGGAAGAGGTTTGCAGTCCGTGGGAAGTTTAGAAGAAGATTCCCGGCCGAGGTTATTTCTGGTTATTAAGGTCTGCGGGAATTCCTGTATGCCGGAAGGAGGTCGTGATGGACCCGTTAAAAAAGGCGTTTGAACCAGCCCAGCGAAACTCGGAAGCGATGATGACGTTTGGGTACCGTTTAAAAAACCAATTCACCATCAACGAAGCGCACCGGAGGCCGAAGGAGCTTGAGTGGCTGGAGTCTCTCCGCCAGTACAAGGGGATCTACGACCCTACCGTTAACATCCAGTCAGGAAATTCGCGAGTTTATCCGAAGATCACGAGGTCGAAAGTTAATATCGTTTTGTCCAGACTTCACGAGATGCTGTTTCCTGAGACAGACAAGAACTGGGAAATACAACCGACCCCGGATCCAAAGATTGATCAGCAGGTTGTGATGCAGATCGCCATGTCATTGGTCCAGGAGAATCCCGAAACGGGGGAGTTTATTCTTCCGAAGCCATCGGATCTGAATATCGCGATTAAGGATTATGCGAAGGAACGCGCAAAGGCCATGTCGGTTGTCATGGACGATCAGTTGACGGAGATGAAGTATTCCGAGGAGGTCAAAATGGTCCTTCGTTCAGGACTTATGTACGGGACCGGGATAATGAAGGGCGTTATGATTGACACAAAGGACCTCCGCGAGTGGGAGACGAGCCGGGACGGGGAATTTACTGAAGTCGTCAAAACGGAGGACATGCCAATCTATGAGTTTGTCAGACTCTGGGATTGGTATCCGGATATGTCTGTCACGGACCTCGACAAGATCGAGGGGTCGTTCGAATATCACGTTATGTCAAGGCATGAGCTTAGAATGTTGATGCAGCGCCGCGATTTCTACAAGGAGATGATATCGGCGCATCTTATTGATCACCCAAACGGGGACTACGTTCCCAAAAACTGGGAGGTAGATCTGCAAACGATCGAGGTTGAGGCGGGGGCCACCAATTCGGCAAGGCCTCTTCCCGGCGGGACGACAACGACATATGACACCCAGGCTACAAACCGCCAACTGGGAAAGAAATATCAGGTTTTAGAGTTTTGGGGATATGTCGATGGGGCAGACCTGGCCGCCTGCGGGCTGCAAATTGACGATCCGAGCCTCGAATATGCAGCAAATGTGTGGCTCCTTGGGAACAGGCCCATTAAGGCCGTGCTCTATGATGGCGCCCTGACCAGGTACAAGGTGTTCTACTACGAAAAAGACGAGACGAGCCTGTTCGGAGAGGGGTTGGCGCGTATTATGAGGCACTCTCAGCTCTCGATTTCGGCTGGAGCGCGCATGGTTTTGGACAATGGGGCGTGCGTTGCGGGGCCGAATGTCGAGGCCAACGTTGACTTGCTGTCCCCGGACACAGATATCGACTCATTTTATGCCAGAAAGATCTGGCTGAGAGGGGGGCGGGGTATCGAGGCGCAGTACCCAGCCGTCAGGCCGGTGGAATTCAGCTCCCACATTGGGGAATTGCTCAGCATTATTGAGGCGTTTAAGCAGTTTGGCGACGAGGAGACGACTTTGCCCACCTGGATGATCGGGCAGATGGTCAATAACGAGACCGCGCAGGCAACCTCTGGCCGGATGGCTACGATTACCATCTCGATTAAGGACGTTGTCAAGAATTTCGATGCTTTCACTGAATCGATTATGCGCGATCTTTATGCCTGGAACATGGAATTCAACCCCAGGCCGGAAATCAAGGGCGATTTTAAGTGCAAGGCCAAGGGCGTCTCAAGTCTCGTCATGAAGGAGATCAGGATGCAGGCCCTGAACCAGCTTTCGACCACGCTCACCCCGGAAGATTGGGTCTATATTCCACGCAGAGATTTCCTGGAGGACAAATTCCGGGCCCACGACATCAATATTCGCCTCAGGACCGAGGAAGAGGCGGATAAGATTCGTCAGGAACAGCGCCAGTCAGAAGAAGTCGCGCTTGCGATCGAGATGCAGAAGGCCGAAATCGCCTACAAGAAGGCCCAGACCATGGCTCAGTTGACCAAGGCCAAGGATAAGAACATTGAGGCGCAGATTAAGGCCGCGACACCGATCGAAGCGCCCCAGGGGGGCGACCCAAGGCTCAACGACGAGGCTCTGGCGCTAGCGATGACCGATCGCGCCGCCAAGGAACAGGAAGCAAGGCGGGCGGAAGAGGCTCATGCGCTCGAAATGTCGCAAAAGGCGGACGTCCATGCGGCCACAATGGCCATGGATACAACCAGGGCGGCCCAGGATATCGCTATCAAGGGCAGAATGTCGGAACAGGACATGGCCCTGAAAGAACGTCAGGCGAAAGAAGCGGCAGAACTGAAAAAATCCCAATCAAAACAGAAAGGAAAGCCAGGTGGTATCAAATCCTGAATTGGCTAAGGCAATCGCGGACTTCAAGGAGCTTCGCAACCAGCATGCCGGGGGCGTAGTTTCCAGACTGCTGGAAACTTTGATCGGAGACATCCGCGTTCTGAACGATACCGTGGAAAAAGAGGGCCTCGCGGACAACCAGGGCCAAATTCACGCTTATTTGAGGCTGCTTTCGTACCTGAGGGAGGTTCGGAAGGCAGGGGGATAATTGTATTGACACGTTAATGAACGATTGCTACACCATTTCAAGATGAAAGGAGTTTTTATGGACGGGGAAACCGATGATCGGGGGACATTGGTAAAGGCGGTGAGCGAGGAAGAGGCGGATGCTCTTTATTCCGAGGCTTTTAACGCTGCCGCAGAGGGGGTTGCCGGAACAGCATCCGAAGAGCCTGTTGGAAAGGTAGCGGCCGCGCCTTCTGGCGATGATTCAACCAGCGGGGATGGAGTGCTTCCAGATAATGCGGCCGTTCCGGATCCCGAAAACGAACAGAAGTTTGAGCAGAAGTATAAAACGCTCCAGGGAATCCACAAAAAGGACCGGGAGACATGGTCCACGAGGGAGACAGAACTCCAGGCCGAAATCGAAACGCTGAAAAAGCCGCCGGAGAAGAAAGCCGAACCGGTTGTTGAGAAGAAAGAGGTCGTCAGTTTCGCAGACTTCAAGGAAGGTCTTACTCCTGAGCAGAAGACGGAACTTGAGGAATATGAGCGAGATTTTGACGTTGTTTCCAAGATGGAAGGGTTGAAGCGAAACGCCGCGATGGCGAAGCTTATGAAGGAGATCGTCTCCTTTAAGGAGGACGTTCTTTCAAAGCTTACCCCGACGCAGGAACTCGTGACGGAAATCAATAGGGAGAGGGAAGCCAAGGACAGGGACGATCATTTCGCCATGATCCGGGACGCCCACCCCGACTTCGAGAAGTTCCGGGATAACGGAGAGATCCTGAAATGGATCGAGACGAAGCCCGCATACTTGAAGCGTGGGATGTTGGACGTCTATAAGGGCGGAACGGCCGAGGAGGCGATCGGCCTTATTCAGGACTTCAAGCTGGAAAGCGGCATTAGCATGGAGGAGCCAAAACCGAACGAACGGACGGAACAGCGGAGGCAGGCCCTGAGCGCCGTAAAGACGCGCAAGACCGCCGTCAATCCCGCCGCCGCCGTCGCTGCTGACTTTGAGACAGCGTTCGATGAGGCCGCCAGCAAATAGGAGGTATTGACATGGCAATGACCACATACGGCGATATCAGCCCGAGAACTGCTGCCTACGCAGCCGTTGAACTGCTCAAGCGGGCGATGCCATACCTGTGTCTCGAAAAGTTCGGACAGGCCAAGAGCCTTCCGGCCAACAAGACGCAGTCCATCAAGTTCCGCCGGTATAATTCTCTCGGTCTTCGGACGACCCCCCTCACCGAGGGCGTGACTCCTGCATCCGAGAAGCTGACGGCGACCGACATCACCGCCACGCTGTATCAGTACGGCGGGCTGGTGGAGATCACAGACATCATCAGAGACACCCACGAAGACCCCGTCCTCCAGGAGACGGTGGCAGTAGCCGGGGAGCAGGCCGCGAAGACGGTCGAGACCCTCCGGTACAATGTCCTCAAGGCATGTACCAACGTATTCTACGCAAACTCAGTAGCCAATCGGGCCGCTGTGGTTGCGGTCATTTCCCGGGCAGATCAGCGCAAGATCGTCCGGTCCCTCAAACGCCAGGAGGCGCAGTTCGTGACCCAGATCGTGAAGTCCACCACGGCCTTCAACACTGAGTCCATCCTCCCGGCTTTCGTCGGCGTGACCCACGTCGACCTGGAAACGGACATCCGTTCGATGGATGGGTTCGTTTCCGTCGCGGATTATGGCGTCCGTGCCGCCTGGGAGACCGAAGTCGGCTCCTGCGAGCACGTCAGGTACCTGACCTCTACCATCTTTTCCCCGCATGAGGATTCGGGAAGCGGCACCACGACCGGTAAGATCACCACGGCTGGGGCGCAGTGCGATGTTTACCCCATCATCTATATCGCGAAGGATGCCTATGGGATAATTGCCCTCAAGGGCAGGTACGCCATCACCCCCATCGTCATTAACCCCACTCCGTCCAAGTCTGACCCCCTGGGGCAGCGAGGATCCGTGAGTTGGAAAACCATGCAGACTACCGTTATCCTGAACGATTCGTGGATGGCGATATACGAATGTGCAGCAACGGCGTAACCGGATAAAGTTGATCCGGGAAGAACTCGCGCGGCTTGCTCATCCTGGCCGGGCCGCCATCTGACGCTCAAAGTCTGGGACAACGCAACTTAAAGTGGAGGATTAATCATGGCCTACAAGAAATTTGACGATCCAAGCACCAAGGTGGATGATTCCCGGTATAAGGTATACGGAGCCTTCCCGGTGGAAGCGGTCCGGAGAGCGCTCCAGGGAATCAGCAATAGGGTTCTCGGGACCACATCCGGGACCGGCCATGTTCCGACTCTGGCCACCTGCGCCATCGGAACGACATGCGGGTTCAAGACGACTGTCAGTGTCGGTATCGTGCGTGACGGTATCGTGTCGACGGTGGCAGCTCAGGACAACCTGTACTTCGAGGAGCAGGGGACCATGGGGACCAACACGGTCGCCAAGTTCCTGATCTGCTCCAAGGACGGGACCTCGGCCACCTGTATCGGCCCGGGCAACATCATCGACAAGGGGCTTCATGCGGACGCGACCACGGCGGCGGTCGCCGCGAAGATCCCCGACCTCCCGGATGGGGCATGCCCCCTGGGATACGTAACCCTCCAGGCCCCGGCCGCGACGGTGCTGGTCCTCACGGACGGCGCTGCCACTGCCGCAGCGGCCCTCGGTTACGCCATCGGCGGTGGAGGAACGGCGGGGACGGCGACCTACGTCGACCTGGCAAACATGCCGTTCAACAAATAAACGTGAAGGGGGGTGGCATTTTGCACCCCCCCTCCAACCCATAATTGGAGGGGATTATGTCTCAGGCAAGAACCAAGACCGAACGGGAGCGCTATCCGGAGGATTATTTCGATAGTCCGGTTGGCCATATCCGCGATCGGATTGTTATCCTTGAAGGATCCGACATTCCCAAGGAAGGCAGATTCATCAGTTTGAACGGGTATGCTTTTCTCGCCAAGCCCGGAATGGAGATCGACCTTCCCAGGCCCGTCCGGAAGATGCTCGACACAAGGATCTCGACGATGACGTTCTACGATGAGAACGGCAAGGAGCACACGAAGGACATCAAGCGTGTTCCCTACACCATCATCAAGGAAGGCGTAAACCTTCCCGAGCCGGAGGCGGCCGCGCCACAAGGGGAGTAAAAAATGACCGGGGCAGATCTCATTGCTCACATGAGAGAGACCATCCTGGACGACATCGCGTTCCCACAGTTGTGGAGCGATACCGAGCTTCTGCGCTGTCTCAACTACGCCGAAACTCAGGCGTGTCGTAGAGCCCACCTGTTAATTGATGGGACAACCATGAACGACAGCGGGACGGCCGCGACAGCGAGTACGGCCGGACAGCGCCCGCTGTGCCAGCTCACCCTCGTTGCAGACCAGGCCGTTTACAATCTATCGCCCAAGATCCTGCAAATAAAGCGATGTCAGTTGAAATCAATGTCCTATCCGCTGGAAGGACCGTTGTCCTACCCGCAGTTGGACGATTTGATGGCGGGGTGGTTTACGACCGCCGGCACAGTTGGAACGGCCGGATCGGGCGGATATCCGTATGGTTTTCTGAACGAGCCTCCGAATACTATTACGTTTATCCAGGCTCCGTCCGTGTCCGATATTGCGTATCTCGTTGTTTCGAGGCTCCCCCTGGCGCCGTTTGGCCTCAAAGGGTCCCCGGAGGTCGACGAGCAGTATCATTTCGGGTTGTGTGATTGGGCGGCTCATCTGGCGTTCATGAAGCCTGACTCCGAGACCATTAACCTGGACCTGTCAAAGTTCTATGAAAACAAATTCATAGAGCAGTTCGGGCCGCTACCGGATGCAACCGTGCAGAGGATGCGGAAGCAGTACAGCCAACGCCAACGGATGCGCCCGAGAGAGTTTGGCAGTTAACGCCTCTGAAGGAGGAATGAACGATGGCTATTGTACGACTGAAGAAACTCATCGAAGATCTCGCATCTGGGGCTCAGGCAGTTGTTGCTGACTCCGCCCCTTACGCTACCTCTGCCGGGAATGCCGGGACTGCCGCGATCGCGGGGACGGCATCATTGGCGACCCTGGCCACGTCGGCAGGTAACGTTGGAACCGTAGGGACTGCCGGATATGTCGCCGGTGTCGGTTCTTGCGGAACCGCAGGTGTGGTTGCGTATGCCACGTCTGCCGGGAATGCCGGGACTGCCGCAATCGCCGGAACGGCCGCGAAGGCCACCAGCGCTGGTATCTCCGGGACTGCGAATTACGCCGGAACGGCCGCTGTGGCCACCAGCGCTGGTATCTCCGGGACTGCGAATTACGCCGGAACGGCCGCTGTGGCGGCAAAAGGGACATCCGGTTCGGCTCTGTAAGAATAACTTTATCGGAGGGGGGCCTGAACGCCCCCTCCATTTTCGGAGGACGATAAAATGGCCGAGCACAGGATACGATCGACCTTTATATGGAAAGAGCGGGCCCTGTCCGGGACTGCCGGCGCCACCCTCGATTCCGACCCGATCGACATGCGCGATTCCGGGAAGACGCTTTCCGTATCATACAACGTCGGTACGGCAGGCGGAGTTGCCACTTGCGGAAGCGTCAATTTCTCATATCTCGGGGCCCCGGTTTATGACGGGACCTATGTTTCCCCAACCAACGGGACATTCGGAACGGTAGGGGATGCCGGAGGCGCGGACATCGTGGCAATCACCCCGCCGGTTATGCCCTTTATGAAGATCAGGGCAACGGTCGGGACAAGCGGGACCGCCTTGGTGACGGCAGCCCTCCACGTTCGATAACAGGAGGATGCCATGGCCCTCAGGAAATTCTCCCTCGTAAGAGGGGACAGTCAGACCTATACCCTCACGTTTAAGGATTCTGTCGGGAGTCCTCTTTGCCTGAAGAACTGGGCACTCCACTTCACCCTCAAAACAAATCATGATCTTCCTGATGCTGACGCATCACTTCAGAAGATTGTTACGTCTTTCGGGGACTCGACCGGGGGAACGACCGGCATCGCGCTGATCGAGCTTCTCCCGACTGATACAGTCAACCTCGAACCTGGGGAGTATGCGTTCGATATTCAGGCGGTGACATCAGAGTCAAAAATCTACACGATACTGAGGGGCCTTTTCGAGATACTGTATGACGTAACCAGGACGCCGGGGACGGCAGGGACGGCAGCATGAGCACAGGAGCAAACATAGTGGTTGCTGTCGGCGGGACCTCGGCGATGGATATTGTCTTTTCCGGGGGCGCCCAGGGTATCAATACTGTTGTCCAAAGCGGCGAAGAGATAATTGTAGAGATATTCAAGGGGGAGCGCGGTACCCACGGCCCCGCTGGCACATCAGGTACTTCCGGGACCTCGGGGTCCAGCGGAAGTTCAAGCTCTTCCGGTTCATCTGGGACATCGGGCACTTCAGGCACGAGCGGAACGTCGGGTAGCTCCGGATCATCGGGATCAAGCGGGACTCACGGAACAAGCGGTTCGTCTGGAACGTCCGGTACGTCGGGATCATCCGGAACCTCTGGATCGAAGGGTAGTCACGGCACAAGCGGTACCTCTGGTTCGAGCGGATCGTCTGGTTCCTCTCATGCTGCTGTCACAGTTTCTGCGCCCATTGTTATTACCGGTCAAGCTATTGAACTGAAGAACAACGCCGTATCTCCGGCCCAGGTCACAGCGATTGACGTAGGCGCCATTGCTGCTTCTGATACTGTTATTCCTACGAGTAGAGCAGTTCTGCGCCTGTTTTCTGCTATCGGTTATATTCTGGGCGGAACTACGGGTGCATCTACCAATGTAATCGAAGACCTTATCTTCGCAAACGAAACATCTCAGGCTATAGCGGCTACGCTGGATACAGCTAAAAGTGGTGGTGCAGGGGTAAATAGTTCTGCGAAAGGTTATATTCTGGGCGGAACTACGGGTGCATCTACCAATGTAATCGAAGACCTGATATTCGCAGATGAAACATCTCGGGCTATAACGGCTACACTGGATACAGCTAAATATTTTGGTGCAGGTGTAAATAGTTCTGCGAAAGGTTATATTCTGGGTGGATATACGGGTGCATCTACCAATGTAATCGAAGACCTGATATTCGCTGATGAAACGTCTCAGGCTATAGCGGCTACGCTCAATGCAACTAAATATGGTGGTGCAGGGGTGCAAAGTGGATATGTATAATGATGTGCCTTTAGGCAATTCTATTTTCCAGATTAGAAATTTTACTGATGGCTGTGAAACTCCTCAACGGCGATACAGGCATTGTTTTCTTCAGTTGCGACAAAAAATGATTGCGCTGCGGGAAAGCCAATTTAGACGAAAGCGGTTAGATGTTGATATTCAAGAGATTATCGAAAAATTAAAAACGGCAACTAATTTCGAGCATGAACGATTGGAAGTCGATCTGGAGGAAAAACAATTTTATCTCGACATTGAAATAAAGTTAATAGATGATTGTATGGTGGAAATAGCGGCTTATAAAACTGAGATAGATTGCCTGCCGAAGTTTACGAGAGAAGAGTTTGAAAACGGTGAAGCGGACTATTGGGAAAAGCGGTTATTAAATAATGCGAGAAGGGAAATGATAAGTACGGGGACAGTGTCTACTGAAACAATAGCGGTGTTGGAGAGAATAGGATTTATGATAGGGAGAAACGAGAAAAATCAGATTACTTACGCAAGAAAAGAGAAAGAGGTAGATAAGAATGGTGTTTTATGTGTCGATCAGACCGATAACTAACGGGACGAAACTGATAACTCCTAAACACGTGCTAAATACGGGATTTAGAGGATTACCGGTGACATGGAAATGTATAGCCAATGGAACAACGGATGACGGACGGTGGTTATATGAAATAGAAACTGATACGATAGAACACCAGGAAGTTATTTTGGAAGGGTTGCAAATGTGGGGGGTCCACCTAAAAACACTTACATCGGCAAAAGAGCTTGCGGAAAAATTATTGGGCACAGAGGTTGTTGTTGATAAAGACAAGATATTTGTAGCGGATACCAACATTATGGAAACCTAAAGAAGATTAAAGAAAGGGGGCGCAGCCGTGCCAAAAGACGAATGGGATGGAAGTGACCGGAGGCGCTTCACGGGGGTATGCCCAGTGCATGAACTACACATGTCCATGATAGAACAGAGGCTGGCCGGGGTTGAGGGCCAACAGGAGAAGTTGTTTGAGAAACTGGACCAGGTATCGGAACGGCAGGTCGAGTATATCAAAATCCAGGCCAGACTCGAATATGCGATCTCAAACGGAATGCGAAACGATATCATGGTGATCCGGGAACGGCTTGATACGTTTTGCGCTGGTGTCGGAGACGACATCAGGGAGCTGAAAGAGCGTGTCGATGAGCTTGACGCATTTTCGTGGTTCAGAAACCTGGCGAATAAGCTGAAGAATAACGCGGTCGAGTTCCTTGTCAAGGCTATCATAGTCGGGGCATTGATCTCGTTCGTGGCGTATTTTGGGGGAAAGGTTTTGGGTGCTGCATAAGGAGGGCAAAATGATAGAGACACTGTTAGGCGGGCTTCTTGGTGGTATCTTTCGGTGTATTCCGGAAATACTGAAATTCTTTGACTCGAAGAACGAGCGGAAGCACGAGCTGAACATGCAGGACAAGGCCCTTGAGTTTCAGAAGCTCAAGGGGGACCAGAAGGTTGAGGAGATCACAGCCCAGGGACAACAGGATTGGAACACTGGCGCCCTGGATGCCTTGAAGGCGGCCATCGAGGGTCAAAGCAGAATCACCGGGGTGCCCTGGATTGATGGGATCAGTTCCACGGTTCGTCCTATAATTACTTACTGGTTCATGGCTCTCTACTGCGCCGCCAAGACCGCCGTATTCTTCGCCGCAATCAATGCCGGAACGGTATGGCACGAGGCTGTCAAGATGGCGTGGACCTCGGACGACATGGCGATATGGGCCGGTATCATCAACTTCTGGTTCCTCAGCCGTGTGTTTGAAAAGGTGCGGTAGTGGACTCGCTCAAGATGGCGGCAGACATCGCGAAGGTGTTCGAGGGGATCCGGCTCAAGCCTTACCTCTGTCCGGCCGGAGTCCCCACGATCGGCTATGGGTCAACCCGATATGAGGGCGGCCGCAAGGTCAAGCTCTCTGACCCGCCTATCGATATTGGCCGGGCCGAGAAGCTTCTGTCATTGGAGATGGCTTCCTGCGTGCGTGGGGCGTTGAGATACTGCCCGGCTCTCGGGGCATATCCCGGGAGGCTGGCCGCGATCGCGGACTTCTGTTACAACCTGGGGGTCGGGAGGTTGCAGCAGTCGACTCTCCGCCGGAGGGTGAACCAGGGCGACTGGGAGGCCGCGAAGAAGGAACTGATGAAGTGGGTCCGTGGGAGAGGAAGAATTCTCCCCGGACTGGTATCAAGACGGAAGACCGAGGCGGCCTTGATGTAGGGAGTGAAGGCTTGCAAAAAGGGAGAGTTCGATGTTAAATCGACAAGAAAATACCCCGGGGCTAGGTTCCATGGACCGAATTGAGAGCCTCCCTCACTCTCTGCCCCGGGGCCTTTCCGAGGGAGCCTTCGAGGGAGGGTGCTGAATGTTTAGTGAAATCATAGTTCATGCCTGTTTTGGAGAGCGCACGGGTTATCAAATTCATGCGTCCCGTTTCTTTCCGGAACTGGACAAGCTCGTCCGGGAAGCCAATGGTAATGATGGGGAGGTCCACATTTCCCTCCTCGACACGGTATCAGCTTCGAATACCGGTATTCGCCATCCGGCTCCGTCCATCCTGTTCAACGTTTGGGAATCCACCGAGCAGCCCGTCGCCTTCATGCAGAAGCTGGAGTTGTACGATCAGGTCTGGGTTCCGAGTGAGTGGCAACGCTCCTGCATGATCGCTCAGGGAGTCCCGGAAGAATTCATCAAGGTTGTCCCAGAGGGAGTTGACACGGCGAGTTACAAACTTCCTGACACTCAACACGATCCGGACCCATCTCCCTTCGTATTTGTCCATGTCGGGCAGTGGCAACCCCGGAAGTCCACACTGGAGATCTGCCAGGCATTCATTAACACGTTCCCGGTTGATCAGTATCCGGATGTGTTCTTGAACCTCAGCGCCGATACCCTGTTCCCGTCAGACGAATACAAGTCGACTGAGGAGCGCCTGGAGGCCTACGGGGTCAACGACCCGAGAATCGTCCCCATTCACTTTGAGGAGCGAAAGGATTACATCGAGCGTCTCCAGGGCGCCCAGTGCTTCGTATCCTGTTCCCGTTCCGAGGGTTGGGGCCTCCCCATTATTGAGTCCATAGCCTGCGGGGTTCCGACGATCATGGCCGACTTCGGGGGAAGCACCGAATACGCCAAGGACGCCATCAACGTCAGGATCAAGGAGCTTCGGAAGCCTCACGGTATTTATGGTGGATGGGATGTCCCCGGGGAGTGGGGAGAGCCCGACTACGACCATCTTGCCGAATGCATGAAGATGGTCTACGAGAACTACGGCCGGGAAAAGGCAAAGGCAATCGAACTGTCCCATAAGATCAGGACCGAATTCTCATGGGAGGCGGCCGCCAAGAAAGCCATTATAGTTCTTGAAGAACTTTGTGGTAAAAAGGTTGAAGCCGCCTCTCTTCCCCCCGCGACTGAAGAGGCCATGGCGGAGATGGTTTCGAAGATGAGCCCCGAGACCGAGATCACCGTCTTCGCCCGCAAGCTGGGGTACGAGGTATCCCTTCGGAAGAGCAGCACAATCTGTTCGATCGACTGCCACCCCAGCTCTCAGGAGCGAATCGACACACTCGCCGAGACCATCAGGCAGGTCAAGGCGTTCGGGTTTCCCGTCTTGGTCGTATCCCATCTCCCCATTCCATCAGACGTTATGGAACTGTGTGATTACTTCATCTACGACAAGAACGATCCGCTCTCCTGGAACGACATGCCCGTCTACTATCGGACTGGTACGGATGGGAAGCGGGAGACGATCGACTCCAAGATTCCCTGCCATGCCCTGGCCGGGCATAGAAACATTCGGAATGCCATCGATTTCTGTCGTGGGAAGTTCGATTGGATCTACCAGATGAATTCCGATGTCGAGGTAGACTTCGAGGATTGGCTCTCCCGGGTCCGGAAGTCTGACAAGGGACTCATCACGGCGGTCTGGGAACACGACATGAACACGTTCGGGTGCCAGATTATCGCCGGGAGGACGGAACTTCTCGATAAGATGTTCTTCCCGATTGAGACCTGGGAGGAATATGCCTATCTCTTTGGGGGGGATCGGTTCTGCTCGGAGCGTGGATACTACAAAATTGCCAGGGATATCATAGGTCTGGATAATGTGGAATTCCTCGATATTCCCTTGGGGAATCGATTTGATCAGGTTGATCGGACCACCTGGCCAGATGACATCTATCACGTTCATTTCGTGGAGGGGCCATGCTTCCATGTATCAGGGATATCCGGGAAAGAGTACGTGACGGAGTTCGTTTCGAAGCAAGGCGACAAATACGTCGGAGTCCAGAAGTCTGGAATGTGGACCCGGGCTCCGATTTTCTATTACCGGGACTGGGAGATTACTTCCCGTATTGGGGACGAGATCGTTTTCAATCACAAGTTGAATCTCGAAGGCCAGCGGGTGATGGTCTGCATGGGCTCGAAGGCTCTTGGAGATACTATTGCCTGGATGCCCTATATCGAGGAGTTCCGGAAGAAGCATGGGTGTAAGATCATCCACGCCGGGTGGTGGCAGGACATCTTCGACTACCCGGAATGGGAGATGGTCCAGGCGGGAACTGTCGTTGAGAATCTCTACGCCTCCTATGCGATCGGATGCTACGACAATCAGCTCGACAAGAACGTGAAGAACTGGAGGTGCACCCCGCTCCAGCAGGTAGCCTCGGATATTCTCGGACTGGAGTTCGAACCACTTCGCGCCCGGATGAAGTTCATGCCCCACAAAAAGGGAAATGGGAAACAGCCGAAACCGTATGTCTGTTTCTCGGAATTCTCGACTATGAAGAACAAGCTGTGGAACCGTCCCGGAGCCTGGCAGAAGGTCATCGACTATCTTCTGAGTCTCGGGTATGACTGCGTGTCCGTCAGCGCGGAACCCACCAGCTTGAGGGGCGTCATCAAACACAATTCCCAGGCGATCCAGAGCACGATCGCGGACATTGACGGATGCGAGTTCTACGTTGGATTGAACCACGGCCCAGCCTGGATCGCGTATGCCCTGGGGAAACCGTGCGTCATGATCACGGGGGTGGCGGAGGAGTGGAACGACTTTCCCAACCCCTATCGAATCGCGATCAACAATGATGTGTGTGGGATTGGATGCTTCAACGATCCGATCCTCCCGATCGACCGGGGCTGGGAATGGTGCCCCAGGGGGAAGGATTATGCCTGCACGGCCCAGATAACCGAAGCGATGGTCATGGACATGATCAAGAAGGTGAGAGGTGACTTGAATGCCGGTGCGAATACAGAAGAAAAAGGGGAAGTACCAGGTCCGAACTCCCCATGGGATCAAGGCGGAGGGGACAACCCTGGAGAAGGCAAAGGCGCAGGAGCGGCTGCTTAACGCTGTCGACCATGGCTGGCGGCCGAAAAAGAAAGGTTACGGGTTAGAATAATGTACGGAATCGGGGCAGGGGAAATGTTTTCTGAGGCCTTGATGCATCTCGTATCAAGCATGGCGCCGGCACCGACGCCGATCGTCAGGCCTTCCCCGAAATCACACTTTAATCCGTCACCATATGACGAGGCGATCCATTCGGCGGCAGAAAAGCATGGCGTGCATCCGGAATTGGTTAAGGCCGTGATCGACACCGAAAGCAACTGGAAACCGCACGCAAGGTCCGGCGCAGGCGCCTATGGGTTGATGCAACTCATGCCGATTGCAGTTCAGGATCTCCGCAGCAAGGGTCTTAATATCAATCCCAAAGTTCCAGAACAAAATATTGAGGGCGGGACAAAGCTTCTGGCGGATCTCATCCAGAGATACGGCGGGAACGTGGGGCACGCGCTTGCCGCCTATAATGCTGGCCCGGCAAGGTTCAACAGGACGGGGAGAAATCTTGCAAAAATGCGGCCGGAGACCCGGGAGTATGTCTCGAAGGTGCTCGGGAAGGCTAGAGGTATAATATAGTGGACGCAGCCAACACCCAGACAATCAGTAAGTTCCTGGGGATAAGCAATGTGGATAATGCGTTGCGGATCGCCCCGACGATTATAAACCATGAGTATGTCTACCCCCTCAGGGAAGGCAATAACGTCGAAATAGACAACAGCTACGGGCTCAAGTCCAGATCCGGGTACACGTCGGTCAAGGCCGGGGCAGACATCCACTCTCTCTGGTCTGATGGCAAGACGTGTTTATATGTTGACGGACAAATCTTGTATCAATTGCTTGCTGGATATTCCGTTATCGCAATCAGGAGCGGCTTGTCTTACAAAAGAAGGATGTCCTACGTTCCGATAAACGACCGTGTTTATTACACAAACGGGGAAGTTATCGGATACGTGAGCAAGAATGCCGATAACCATCTCCCGGCCCCGGGGAGGGAATTCAAGGAGCCCCTCCCGCCCGGAAAGTTCATTGAATATTACCGGGGTTGCCTCTATGTGGCGGGGGGTAATGTTCTTTACATTTCGGATCCGCTGTGCGACTACTATGATACGAGAACGGGTTATAAGTTATTCTCGGCTGAAATCACCATGTTGCGGTCGACCGATGGCGGGATTTACATATCGGATGATCGCGTGTGGTTCGTGAAAGGAAGGGGTCCGGATGAATTTGACCGGGACGAGGTTTATCCATCTCAGGCCATTCCGTACACAGACCTGAAGGTTCCCGGGAAATACATCAAGGACGGACTGGAGGGGGAGGTTGCCATGTGGACCTCCCAAAATGGCATTTGTATGGGGGGCGGGAACGGAGAGGTTGTTAATTTGACCGACGAGAGAATGATTTTCGACCCCACGGCTCAGGGGGCAGCCTTCCTGAAGGAGGTCGGCCACGTGAGACATTACATCAATTCATTGTTTTAGGAGGTTGCCATGGCCCTGAAATTATCAACTGGATTGCGGACGGCGCTGATGAATGGGACCGCATTCAAGACCCTAATGGATGGAGGGGTGATCGACATCTATTCCGGGTCCCAGCCAGCATCGGCGGATTACGTCGAGACCGGCAGTAAGCTCGCGAGGATCAGTACATCGGCGGGAACCACAGGAACGGACGGACTGATCTTTGGAACTGCGGCGAGCGGGATCCTTCCCAAATCGGCCAGCGATTGGAAGGGGGTTGTCTCTGCCGCCGGAGTTGGCGGCTGGTTTAGGTTTTACGGGACCGGGGGAACATCCGGCAC